TCATTATTTTTTCAATTAATTCACTATAATAAAGTGCATTTTTATATTTTTTTACAGTATTTTCATTACCTGTAATTAACCTAAGATTTTCAATATTTCCAATAATTTTTGGAGAAATACCTTCCATAAAACCAGATTTTATTGAAAATATATGGTCTAAATGAAGCTTTGATTCTTTTTTATTAATTTTCCAATTTTTTCCAAGATAATTATTTCCATATAATAATAAACTATAATTAGTTTCTTCTATAACTAGATGATGATATATTAAATAATCTATTCTCTTATTTGATGGAATAATAATTTTTCCATTCTCAGAAAGAGTTACTAATCGTTTAGCATTTATTCGTTCTATTTTTTTTAAACCTTCAGTTACCCCTAATTCTTCTATTAATTGCGAATTAGATTTTGAGACAGACGCTTTCCAATTTTCCAATTTTAATATACCTTGCTCTTCTCCATATAATGCTGTCATATTAGCTAAAGTGATTGCTTTTTTCTTTGATATTTCAGCCCACAGTCGTTCTCCCTCAATTAATCCGTAATTATTAAGATAATACATCTTACTTGTTGAATATTTTTGATTTTTACAAAAATTTGTATATTTTATATTTCCTTCAATTTCACCATATTTCTTAATATAAAAATCCTTTGATCTACTTTGAGATTTTGAATATTCTTCTGAGCTAGAATGATTTTTTAAATAGAATGGAGATTTATTATTATCATGAATATATTTTATAGCGTCATCCGTATTTAAATTTAAAGTTAATGAAATAAATTCAATTGAATTAGAATTCATTTTTATTCCTGGACAATTTATATTTGTGCTATAACAATAATTCTTATTATATTTTTCATAATTATATGATCGATGTCCATTTATAACATTAATTATTTTAACTTCATTTTCAGGTAAAATATTTATCTCTAAATCAAAATATGGATTATATGAAGTCTTACATATTGCACATAGTTGAACATTTAATCCAACATTCTTTAAATAATCGAATATATTAATATTATTGCGATTAAATATTTTTTTAATTGTTGGTGTTATTTGACTAATATTTTTTGATTTAAAATATATTTTCTCTGAATTTAATTTAATAAAATATTGCATACGACATTTATTTTTATTTATTTAGACATATACGAAGAATTTCAAATATGTCTAAAACTTACAAAAAGATGATTATTTAATTCTAATTGATCTGGTAAAATCATTTTAAATTCACTAGAAAGTCTATTAAAGATACATAGCTTAGTATCTTTACTAATTATAATAGAAGTATTAACATCTAGCATTAAATCAAATTTATCATCCGTTTCAGTAATATCTATAATTTCATGAAATTTATCTAAATAAATTAATCTATTTTTTAGAAATTGATGAACTTCAATTTTAATATTTGAGGCTTTTACAAAGTCGAACGATTGAGTTAATTTATTAAATACGAAAAACCTATGATCTTCTGTACATGAAATACTAGTATTATTTTTTAGATTTATTTTTATACATTTATCAATCCTTTTAGATACTTGATATACTTGTTCTAATTTATTTTCATGCGAAATGACAAAGTCTCCAATGGATATATCTTTTATTTTTATAGATTGTAAAGTGTCACTAAATATTAATACTTCAGTATTTTCCTCTAAGCATAAACCTTCATAAATACCTAAAATACAAGTTCCACGATCACCTTTTTTCTGTGCATCGATTAACTTAGGTATTTTAGTCTTATCTAAGTCTTTATTTAGCTTCCGAAGCTCAGCTCTTTCTTGAGCAAGTTCTTTTTTCTCAACCCAATCTAAAACAGACTGTATTATTTCAGATTTAAAAATTAATTTAGCTAATTTATCAGTAACTTCATATTTAGTTCCAAAATCTTTTACTTCAGTAATCAATTTTTCCTTGGTTTGTGAACTAAAAAATGAATTAACAATAGTAGAATCAATAAAGACATATAGATGATTACGAATATCACTTGGTTTTACGTCAATTCGATGCTTCTTTTTAATCATTTCCCTTAATTGGGAAATTAATTGATTTGTGATATATTCTACGTGAGTTCCACCATCTTTAGTATGTACTGAATTAACGAAACTTACGTTCTGAAATCCATTTTCTGATTTAGCAAAGCCTATTTTCCAATCCTTTGACTCTTCAAAGAAATATTCATTAGTATATAGCTTAATATATTCTTCAAAAGTTTTAAAATGATATGTTGAGTCATTAAAGACGATTGAAAGTTTAGGATTAGTTGCAGCAATATCCATGGCTCGCTTTTGTAAAACCAGTAGGGTAGCATCATTAATTGCGGTCATGCCAAATCTCTTTAACTCAGGAAAAAATGTGATCTTAGTGAAGCCTCTTTTCGCTAATTTAATTATAGGCGTACTTATTTTTTTCATATTATTTGAATACTCCTGATAATATGAATTTTTTCCATCACATGTTTCAACAATAAACTGATTTGAAAAAATATTAGTTAAAGTTGCACCTACTCCATGAAGACCAGCGCTAGTTCTATTTTCAGAATCATTAAAATTTGAACCTGCACGAAGATTAGAAAATATCATTTGTGGAATCCATTCTTTATGCTCTTTATGCTGGACTACAGGTATTCCACCATTATCAAATATAGATATTTTTCCAGTAGACTGATCTATTTGAACTTCTATCTTATTTAATTTAGGATTGCGCTTATGTTCGTCTGCTGAATTTGATATAATTTCATCAAAGATCTTAATGAATGCTGGAGAGACATTTAATTCAGTTTGGACAAATTTACCATCTTCAAGTACTGTAAAATTTTCAGTTTGTGGAGAAGTGGTACCGATCCACATACCTGGACGAAGAAGACAATGTTCGATGTCTGTTAATTTTTGGTATTTTTGTTCTATTTGCATAATTTTTATTTTATTAGAAAATTAATAATAGTTTTATATGATGGTTTAGAATCACTCCAGATACAAAGAACATCATAACCTTTAGATCTTGCATAGTTTTCTTTATATTGGTCAATTTTTAATTTCTCATCAGCTGATGTATTTAAAAAAGTGCATCTCCATGAATCGAATTTTTCTTTTTCCCAAGATGGATTCGGATGAAAACTTATTCCATGATATTCGATTATTTTTTTTATCCATTCGTACTTAATTATTTCTTTGCTAATTTTTTTATTTTTAATGCATCTAAAAAGTATTGAGGCACTGATTTATTTTCTAGTATTTGATCAAAACATTCATCTAGAATATATGTCTCTGCCCAATCATCATCATTTCTTATTGATCTACCATATGCTTGAAGAAGGTCGACTAGAGTCTTCCAATTGTACCATTCTGGACGAGTATCTAATCTCTTCTTTATCTTTGTACTAATTAGGTTAGGAAAAGGTACTTTTAATATTACTTGAAATCTAGATAATTCATCTTTTAAATCAACTCCATTAATCATAGATGGAGAAACTAATACTGTTTCTAAACTTGATGATAAGTGGTCAGCTAGCGATTTTTCTCTAGTTAAGTAATCATGAAAGATAAGTCGTTTGTTTTTAATTGATCCATTAATCCACTTACTAAGTTCATAAGTTGAGGTATGAATAATTCCTTTGTTCTCATGATTTTTCTGAAGTATTGTATTAATAATAGGGATGGCTCTTTCGAAAGTTTCCTTTTTATTATAATACGACATTTTTCCAAATTTTAAATAAATTATTGGTCTAGCTTCTGCTTTAAATGGACAAGGTAGCGCTAAATATGATGATTCATGATCTTCAATTCCCATAATAAATGAAACTAGTTCCCTATCAAGTAGAGTACCAGACATCATGATTATATGGTCATATTGATCCCAAAACATTTCCTTTAGATAAATATTTCCCCAAATAGGCTCAACTACAATTCTAGTCTTTCCATATTGATCGATATCTTTTTCAAAAGTCCAATTCGTTCCATAATTATCTTTATCATTAACGAATCTATTATATTTACACATTGATTTATCAACATGATCAGCTTTTTTAATTAATTCGATTTTTTTCTTTTTAGCTCGAGTTTCTTTTGCTTCTTCTAAAAGTTCTTCCGCTTTATTTGCTAATAATGGAACTAATACTGAGCCGGTCCATTCAGATAACTCAGAAAGAGAGGATATTCCATCAATATCACGTTCCATCCAATCTTGCCAAATATCTAGTGCTTTTATTGCACGTTCAGAATATGTTGACATAATAAAGTCACAAAATGTTTCTTCAAATGCATGGGCTTCATCAATAATTAATAGCTTAGAACCGCGTTCAGCCATCATCTCAGGTGAATACATTGAATATGCAGTAACTAGGTGAAAATTAGCTAAACTAAGAGGACTTTTTAAAAACCTAGATTGTGCTATTTTATGTGGACATATACTACATCGTTTGTCATTTGCTTTATTGATAACTTGTGCATCGCCGCAGCCCATTGCATGAGTTCTACACCAATAATTATTTTTACCCTTTAGATTAGCAGCAAAACTAAAATCTTTTACATACTGATCCTGTAACATTTTAGTATTTGTTATAATATCAGTTTTTGCCCTTTTAGAATATTCTGATCTATACCATTCAGCTGTCATAATTGCAGCATATGATTTTCCAACGCCAGTTGGAGCATCTACCATTATAAACTTTTTACCATCAGAAATCGAGGATTTAACAAAATCTAATATTTGTACTTGTTGTGCTCTTGGCTCAAATTCTAAAGGGATATCTGACATTAATTTATTTTTTAATTACTTTATTAAAACTAAGAAACATTAAATGGTTTCAAGTTGACTTTTATGATACCATAAAGTTCTACCATTTTTATCTAGTATCTTTTCACTCTTTCCATAACATTTCATCCATTCATCAAATCCACCAGCTGGAATATTAAATGGATTCTCCCAATCTTTTAATTGACCTCCCCCTAGGACATATGCTTCACGAGGAAGTTGATTACACAAGTCGAATAGTTTAGTATTCACAGAAAGAGCGGTTCGTGCATCTATGAAAGGATCTTGTAGTGCATGATATAATATTTCAGCACGAAGATAGTTGCCGATCCCATTAAAATATTGTTGGTTCATAAGAACTAAGTGAATAGGTTTATCAAATTCCTTCTTATGTAAATTAGATACAATATTCTCTTTAAATTGATTAAACTCTTTTACTGGACATGGACCTCGGTTAATTGACCAGGTTTCAACAACTTTCCATTTAGCAAATCGCCGAGTATCTATTAAACATAGCGATTTTTGTGAAATAGTATTGAATAATAGATGAGTATGATTAGGACGATTATCAATATTACTGAGATTCCAGTGACCTGACATACCCATTGAGCACCGGATCTTCATAAATGGATGACCTCCCTGAATTAGAGAAAGTATTAACTCTTTTCCTCTAGATTCAGCAGTTATACTAAATATTTGAAGATCACTAGGTTGAACTATTCCTAATCCTCGATTACTTGCACTCTCTGAAAAGGAGATACTTGTAAAATCCTCATTCGAGCAGACTTCGTTAATATAGTCTGACATTATTTTTATTTCGGCTAATTCTGGCATATTAATAAAATACTAAAAATAATTCTATAATATAAGATAAATAATAAAAAATATTAATCAAATGTCAAACATTCTTAATTTCAGTAAATGGAGTAAATTACATGAAGCTGAAGAAGCTGAAATGGCAGCGACTACATCTGCCACTGGGACAATGACTGCAAAACAAACATTATCAGAACTATATAAAGTTCTTGGAAAGAATGATGTAGATGGTTTTTGGGACCTTTCAAGACAAGTAGGAGGAATCATTAAAAAAATATCTGAACTAGGCCTTGATCATAATCAGAGAGTAACATTAGCAAATAGAGTAGATACACTATTAGGTGGAAGAACTGGTCAATATGCAGAAGCAGTTAAGTATTTTTTGGAATGGTCAAAACGTGATAATTGGGAATCTTTTGTAAATTTATTTAGTGATGAACCGGGAGCAGCTCAAGGTTTAACTAATGATTTTGAAAATAAATTTATAATGCCTAAATTAGCATCAAGACAATAATAATTGACTTTTAGTTAATTTTAAACTAGCGGACTTATTTAATATGTTCGCTATTTTTATGCAGTAAGATAAATATAATACAATAGAATTTAAGAATTTAAGAAGATAAATAATAAAAAAATTAAAGAATAATGGGAAATCCAGTTATGAACTACGGGCAATTCATGGCAGCCTTTAAAAAAGCTGAAGCAGGATATAGCGGAAGAGCTAATGTTGCAGCGAATGACAAATCAGGATCAGCAAAAGTTAATCAAGGATTGGTACAAGGACCAGTTAAAGGAAAGGGTACTCAACAACTTGACAAATATACTAAACAATATATGTCAACTGTTAAGAGTAAGAATATTGTTGGTAAAAAATAATTAACCACATGAAAAGAGCTATTACAAGCTTTGATAAGTATGCACTTCTTGAAAAGAAAGGTCTTAAGCATTTCGTCGGAAAAGATGATGACGAAGAGCTTACATTAAGTGACGCTAAACGTATTGGAGTAAAAGTTGCAAATTTGGAAGGTTTAGAAAAGAAAAGAAACGTAGGTATTATTAATTTTCTAGGAGCATCATGCGGTATCTATAATGAAATTTGGAAAAATTATAAACGTACTAGAGATAGTAAAGAAGAAAAGTAATGATTAAATTATTTGAGCAATCTTATTCAGATGAAGCAAGTATAAAGGATGGAGGATTCATCTTTCAGGCTATTTTAAACTATGATTTAAAATGGTCAATTGTTGATGGTCATGTTAATATTGATCAAAATAATATTAATGGATGGCTAAGTCAAGTTGATATATTTCCTGATATGAAATTTAGTGAGGGTTATGCTACTCTTGCATATGTTACATTAAGTGAAGTTAATCTACTTAAAAGAAAATTTGACTTAGCAAGTGAAGCAATTAAAAGAATAATTAATCCAGCATATGCACAAGAAATGGCTGGAGAAATTAGTACAGTGACTCCTTCACAAGACACTCCTCAGCCTGCTACTGGAGATATATCTGATCCTGTACAAGAAGAACCAATTAACGAGGTTGTATTTACAACGAAATTAACTTCTGCTCAAATTAAAGAAATTAATGATAAGTATTTTAATGGATCGACTATTAATATTCGCTTAATGGCAAACGATATTGTTTTACGTGAAGTATCGACTAGCGGCATAGATTCAGGTAATCCGAGTATTACGCTTAAGCTTTCTACTGGAATGGTTGATACACTAGACGGAAAGGCAATTAATAGTTGGAATAATATTAAAGTAAATATTGATGGGCCTGCTGGAAGTTTTATAATAACAAATGAATCTAATCCAAAAATTTCAGAAATCCTAGTATATGATTCAGTTGATAATACGAATGAACTTATTTTTAGAACAATCGTACCATCCGTATCACTAGACTTCAGAGGAGATAAAGTAAGTATCGATAAATATTCAAATAGATCAACTGAAGTATCGGTTAGATCAACTATTGATTTCGATAATTTATTTAATATTGAAGAAGCTCCTAAACAAGTAGATGAACCGATTGAAGGAGAAGATTTAAACTCAACTGGATCAAATGATTTAGATACACTTAATCGAAATAAATAAAATAAAATAATTAACAGATTATGGCATTACCATATTGGAGTAACTCCCAAGCAGCGACTAATTACTACGAACCTGTATTTCAAAATCAATTCGAAGTAATATTAACACCACCAGCATCAATCACTGGATCAAACGTTAGTTTATTAGTTGAACATGTGACATCATTAAGTGGTTTACCTGAGAATAATTCAAATGGATCGGCATTGGCTACTCAAGCATATAAGTTTGCTACTAGATCTTATGCTGCAGCTTTACCAGATAAAACATATACAGATCTTATACTTAATTTTACAGTCAATTTAAATGAAGATAATGATGCATATATCTATAATACGCTTAGAGCATGGAACGATATTGTATATAATCCATTAACTGGTAAACAAGGATTAAAGAAAGATTATGTTGGATCAATGTCAGTACATATGACAGATAAGGCAGGTACTATTTTTAGAGAATGGAGTTTTCCTGGAATTATCCCAAACTCTGCATTAACTGCAGTTACACTTAATTATACATCGACTGAAATATATAACGTGTCAATGACATATAGAGCAGATAATTGGACTGAAACTAGAATAGGAGAAATAAAAGTTTAAAAAATATAAAATAAGATGGAAATGTTTGATGCACATCGTCGAGATATCTTAAATTTCGATAATTACATGGATCTTAAGAAACCTGGATTCGGTGGACCAAGTTCAGCAATGGCACTAAGAGACGGAAAGGGAAGCTTAATAGATAAGTCACCTAAATTAGATGGTTATCGTAGAACTGTTGAGAGGGATCCTGCATTTTCTCATCCAGTATATGACCCGACATATAAAGCAATGTCACATGATTTAGTATACAAACAGGAAAAGAAGAAACCTTTTACGTATGATGATACTCGTACTGGGATTCCAGTAGTTGAGATTGAGCCATTAAAAGAAGGAAAGACATATACTTCATTTGAAAGATTTATTAATGAAGCTGACGATTATATTAATGGAGAAAAAGCAAACAGTGAATATCCTGAAGATGAAGAACCTTATGTATATCCTGAAGATGATACTGAAAAAGAAAGGGAAGAATTTGATAATGATTTTAATGCTGCTGCAACTCGATCAAATCAGTCAATTTCAGATTTAAGAGATATTGAAGCACAATTAAGAAGCTTTGAAGAAACTGGAAAATTTGATGATTCAGATGAAGCGTTTGGAGCAAATCCATTTAGTTCAATGGAATCTCCAGATGGAGAGATTCCAGACTGGGTACAAAAATTACATCGATCGAATAGATAATAAAATTAAAAGAGCCTCAATATTGAGGCTCTTTTTTTGTAGTAACAATATTTAAATATTCTGGAAATTTTACATCAGTTAAATCAGAGTCAAGAGAATCAATTAATTGATAATTAAAAGTAAATCCTACATACTCCTCATTAATAAAGTCGATAGTATTTAAAATAGATGTAATTGAAAGATTTGAATTTAGGTAAATTACTCTAGAATATTTATCATTTTTTAAAGTAATAGCCTTATCTAAAAGTT